GTTGCTGTATGCAGCTTCTTGGTATCGCAATTATCTTCGTAATAAAAAGTTGATTGATCTGTCTGAAACGCCAGTTGATCTAAAAAGAGAAATTATAAATAACTTTGAACAGCAAGGTGATAAGTCCGACAATAAGAAAAAGGTAATGAATTACTTGATTGTTAATGGATGTGTTAATCTAGTTGAAGTGATTGGAGACTTTATTTAATGGCCAACAACGTAACAAAATATATCCACGAAGTGTTAGCACTCGTCGATAAAGCTGCGACTAAAAAAGAGAAGATTGAGATTCTTCAAAAAAACGACTCGATGGTTCTAAAGAACATCTTGATCGGTACATTCGATGATGCGCTTGAGTGGCTACTTCCTGAAACAGCCCCTCCCTATGATCCCTGCGATGCTCACAACGCACCATCTTCCCTACAAAAACAACTGGACAACTTTGCCTACTTTGTCAAGGGTGGCAAGGGTCCCGATATGTTGAAAATCAAGCGCGAGATGATGTTCATCCGCATGCTTGAATCTATTCATCCCGAGGACGCTAAAATCGTCGTCGCGATGCTTGCGCGTAAGCTGCCAACCAAAGGTTTAACTAAAGCACTAGTAAAGGAGGCTTTCCCTAAACTACTTCGCCAATAACAATTAGCTACTATAGGAGATTGCATGACTGCTCAGCTCGAACGATTAATAGAAGATTCTAATCAACTCCAGTCATATATAACAAAAGTCCAGAAAAAGGGTCGAACAGATCTAGTTCCAAAACTAAATCAAAAACTATACTTTTTAGACCAAACTATAGCTGAGTTTAGACAACAATTGCAATAAGGAGATACGCGAGTCGGCTAGTTCCGGCTAGCCGACTACTCAAGGGAAACACAATGCCAACTTATACTATGAGAAATTTAGAAACAGATGAAGTCCAAGATATGATTCTGTCCCTCAGCGAACGTGAGAGTTTACTTGCAACAGGTAAATTTAAACAGGAGCTAGCTACACCCAACTTCGTATCATATTTGGGTGGAACCTTATCAAAAACCAGCGGCGATTGGCGAAATTTGATGACCAAAATCAAAAAAGAAGCTGGGCGTGGCAATAGCGTAAAAGATTGATTATGACAAAAAGAATTAAGGCGGCTCCGATTAATCCAACTGCGGAGTGGCTAGCAAACATCACACCAATCACTGCAACGCAGCAAAAGGTGTTTGATAGTTGGGATGATCAAAACAATTTGGTTCTAGCTGGTTCAGCAGGCACAGGTAAGACGTTCATCGCGTTGTATCTTGCTTTACGTGACTTGTTGAAGTATGATTCGATCTACAGCCAGATTGTTGTTATCCGTTCTGTTGTTCCTACGCGAGACATGGGATTCTTGCCTGGAACACAAAAGGAAAAGGAAGAAGCGTATCAATCACCATACAAAGCTATCTGTAACGAGCTGTTTGGTGATGCTGCTGCTTATGCAAAGCTCGCCGGAACACAAAAGATCCATTTTGAGTCGACTTCGTTCATTCGAGGGTTGACTTTCAATGATAGTATCCTTATAGTAGACGAGATGCAGAACTTGAACTTCCACGAGTTGGATTCTGTTATCACACGTGTCGGTAAGAACTGCAAGATTATCTTCTGTGGTGACTATCGTCAATCTGACTTCAAGAAGGACGAAGATAAGAATGGTATTCTATCGTTCCTATCAATCATTGAGCACATGAACAACTTTGATATTATCAACTTTGGTTGGGAAGACATTGTTCGTTCAGGACTTGTTCGCGACTATCTAATGACAAAAGAGATGCTAGGGATCATTTAATGGTTATCATTTATGGTGCAGAGTGGTGCAGCTATTGCATCAGAGCAAAGAAACTTGTAGAGCAATATCAGGTTGACTTTGAGTTCAGAGATGTGGATAATCCTGAGATCAAGGAACAGCTACGAGTAATGCTTCCTGACTACAAAACTATCCCTCAGATATGGTGGCACGGGAACCATATTGGAGGCTATGATGACTTTGTCCGTGAACTCGAAAACACACGCAGCTTTGGTCAAGATAAGTTCTGAAAGGTGAAATAACTCTACGATGGCTAAATTTGGTCGATTTGATCCTCGCAATAAGAAGCAGGGTCGGAACAAGCAAAAGTCTTTGTATAAAGACATTCGTATGCATGAGAACGATAAAGATCGAAAGATAAAAGGTGTTACCTACACCCAAGTTATTGTTGATGACCCTGAACCAATTGAGGAAGATTATTATGATTTTGAAGAATGATGTGTTTGAGCTGCTGCAGCTTCGCTACGAGTGGGAAGAGATTGCCCGCACATTCAAACTTGGCGATAAATCTGGACACCTAGATAATCTCAAGAGATTTGTACAGGCTGGCCATAAAGCTAATCGCTTTCGTGATGGATACGACCGCGCTGTGGAGATCGCTAACTTGATCATTGCGAGGTGTCCAGATGAACGCGAAGAGACTACAGCCTGATCTAAATGATGATGGGCTATTAACAGACTCAGAGCTCAGTCGATCAGAACGGTTGACTGAGCTCGACATTAAGAACCAAAAAGCTGACGCACAGAAACAAATGGCATGGGTGGCAATGTTCTCCATGATTGTGTTTACTATTGCGTTGTTTAGCCCTATGCTGTCGGATAGTAGAGTATCAGCTCTTGCCGACTTGCTGGGGCTTTTTTACATTGCACAGGCTGGTGTAGTCGGTGCTTACTTTGGAATGACTGCATGGATGAGTAAATGAAAAGATTAATCTATCAAGTGTATGTTGGCAAGAAATCAGCATTGTATGATCACTGCACAACATCTGTTAAAGAATACTGCAAGCGCCACAACATTGACTATGTCGTTCAGCGCACTCCTATTCTGTTTATCAAACCAGATCCGTTTATGACAGGTCGTAGCAAAGAAGCTACCGATCGTCTTGGATATCTGCCAATCTTCGAGAAAGAGAATGCATTCACATATCTTAAAACTTACGACCAAGTTGCTATCATTGATAGCGACGTGTATATTCGACCTGATGCTGCCAATGTGTTTGATGCTATTGATCCTAATGCAGATTTCGCCGGTGTTGTAGAACGTGAGATGCCAATCACACCTCACTACGCAAGCAAGATTGTAAACTATTCTCGTATGCAATATTCTTCTATTCGCAATGTTGATTGGAAGTGGAACGATCTTGGGGGCGAGTTCATTAACATGGGCGTGATGGTGATGAACAAGTCTATTGAAAAGTATCTCAATGGAGAGACGCCTAAGCAATTCTTGTCACGCCCTCGGTTCAAGCCATTTGTTGATGGGCAAGGTAACTGGAAGTGGTCAACTGACCAGACACTACTAAACACTTGGATTAAAGAGGAGAAGATGAATGTTCATCATCTTGATTGGCGATTTAATGGGTTGTATACTGCAAACACTAATATCAGAGACTGTCACTTCGTCCATTTCTTCTTGAAGGACAAATTGCCAGATCGTGGTGAGAATGTCGAGCAGTTAATGAAGGATATCCAATGAAGCATATTGCATTAAGAGCTCGCAGTGTTCGTAATCCCAAAAACCCATTTACAGCAACTGGGCTGGGTGATAGGATTCATTCTGTCACCTTAGCTTGGTGTTACAGCAGAGCTCACAACACACCTGTAACAATTCACCTAACCAAGAGTAAACAGATTGGTGGGCAGTTTGATAATAAGAAACAATCGTGGCAAGAGATATTGACACTATTTCCTGCAGGATATGTTGATATTGGCTATCACGATTATGAACCAACTGACGAGAATGACTGGATCCAATATCTCAAAGACCAAGGAATTGATGCGGATTTAATCTGGTACAAAGACCATCCAGGCCCACACGAGTCACCTACTAAGTTGGACATCTCGCAATATCTAACTGTTGATATTCCTCTTTTGAGAGCTGAGCCAGTTGACATGCATCTACCTGAGAGATTTGTTACATGCCAGTGGGATTCTAGCGACCGAGCACGTACATTAAAGCCTCACCTACGAGAAATGGTGATGAGTAACTATAAGCGGCAAGGGTATGATGTAGTCACAGTTGGGGGAGAGTCCCCAGACAAGAATCTTAACTGGTCGTTGAAGCATATTGCATACGCTATGTCAAAAGCTGATATGCATGTCGGAGTCGATTCTGCATTTATGCATATGGCTTTTCTGTATAAGCCATATAAAAAGATCCATCTATATAATGAACCAAATGGGTTTTATTCACACCATTTTCGTAGAGCACTTGATAATAATATCAAACTCAACCAATACTACATCCAAGTTCGTTTAGCAAATGGAACCATATTATGAAACTTACAATACCGATTAGTGTAGGTGATTTTATTGATCGACTAAGTATTCTACAGATTAAAAACAACAGAGATCTACCTGTCTCAGATGAGCTTAATCAGTATGAAGAAATAGCTTTAGCATTTGATAAAAAGTCTTTGAATTGCTACATTGAAATGTTCTTTGCTGTTAATTCTCAGCTATGGGAATTGGAAGACCAAAAGCGTAGCAAGTTGCTTGAAGTTGGTTCGGAAGAATATGTGGAAGTAGCTGAATTAATTACACACCTCAACGATCTAAGATTCCAAATCAAAAAGAGTGCTGATAAACATTTTAACAGCGAGATCTCGGAGAAGAAATCACATGAGTGAACAACTAGCAGCACTATTTAACAAGTACAACTGTGACAAAGCGTCTAAGCATTTATATCATACTGTGTATGGTCCAGAGCTAGAGCACTTGCGTGACAAGCCTATCAACATTCTTGAGGTCGGTGTGTTCAAAGGTGCGAGCACTGCTGCATGGTTGGAATACTTTCCTCAGGCAACAATCTACTGTCTTGATATCTTCACTCGCGTTGAGCCAAAAAATATTCCTGTGCTGAATGACCCACGCGTTAAGTGGCTGAAAGGCGACTCAACCAATCTTGATGTGATTACAAGTATCAAAGAAGCGTGGCCTCGTATTCGATTTGATGTCATCATTGATGATGGTCTTCACACCCCTCGTGCAAACGCTAGCACACTAGGTAACTTGTTTGGCTTGTTGAAGACAAAAGGAATCTACTTCATTGAAGATGTCTGGGCTCTTGATCAAATGACTAGCAAACTGTTGAACGATCCGTGGATTCAAGGTCACAGTAAAGATCTCAATCACCTTGAGAACCAACACTTCCTAAATGTGTTATCTGATAAGAACGTGACACGTTTTGATCTACGTACTAAAAGTAAGCACCCCGACAGCTACATCATCAAAGTAACAAATGGATAGCAAATGAAAGCAGTATCAATCGTTATCAAAGACAATGCAATTTCCGAGCTTGGATATTCCAGACTCGTCGAATCCTCTAAAGCTGTTGGTAACGATTTTGATATTGTAAGGTGGGATGCTATCACGCCCGACAAGGTCGATGACTTCATGCAGATCTCAGGTATCAAATGGAATTACCCTTGGGAGGGCGAGGTAGTCGACTTTGCTACGGGGTTGAAGAAGTCTGCATATAAGACGGCCAATCCTAAAGCTCGGATTGCGTGTGCATGCAGCCACTATTATATGTGGCTGACCAGTGTCACAAGCGATACCACCATTCTAGTGCTTGAGCACGATGCAAAATTCATCAACAAGATTGACTTTGATCCTAACGATGTCAAAGCTGAGATTCTTGGAATCAACAATCCTCTTGGAGCGACTCGCAAGTCACAACTTTACTATGACTTGATCATGGAATCGTCTGCAAGCTATCAGCTTGTTCCATGGATCGATAACGCATATGTTCCTCAAGGGCTCGCTGGTAACTCTGCATACATAATAAAACCTGCTGGGGCAAAGAAGCTACTCGATTTAGTTAAGCAATACGGCTTGTGGCCTAACGATGCCATCATGTGTAGACAGCTCGTGTCAAGAATGGGCGTCACTCGTAAATTTTATACCAACATTCAAGGATTGAAGAGTACGACATCATTATGAAAAATTATGTAATTACGATTATTGATAACAAGAAATCAATTGAGGCTGCTGACCGTTGTATTGACTCTGGTGTAAAGCATGGAATGTTGATTCAAAACTTCCGAGCAATTACTCCTCGAGATCCTATACAAAATATCCTTAACGCACAAGGTATATCCAATCAAGGATTCAAAGAGAAATTCTCACGACTAGATAACTGCATTGCAGCATTCTTGTCCCACTATGCGTTGTGGACTCAGTGTGCTGCAGGCAAAGAAGAGTTTCAAATCTTCGAGCATGATGCTGTGGTCGTCAATGAGATTCCAGAGTTCATCAACTATAAAAACTGCATCTCGCTTGGAAAACCATCGTATGGTAAGTATCAGACCCCAGCTAACATTGGCGTCAATTCTTTAACGTCTAAGCGGTATTTCCCAGGCGCTCACGCGTATAGATTGAAGCCAGCGGGTGCTAGGCTGCTTGTTGCTCAAGCGAAGGTATTAGCGCGTCCTACGGACGTTTTCTTGACCCTAGATACTTTCCCATGGCTAGAAGAATACTATCCTTGGCCAGTTGAAGCTCACGATACGTTCTCAACGATTCAGCGGACAGAAGGCTGTCTGGCAAAACATAACTATAGCGATAAATATGAAATCATTTGATAAGATATTCCTAACGGGATGTGACAGCAAGACAGAATGGATGCTTGCTTGGTTCTTGAAAAACTTCAACAAGCACAACACAACACCAATTGTGTTTGCAGACTTTGGAGTAAGTGAATCTGGTTCCAACCACGCATCATCGTGCGCTAGCATCATTGACATGACAGGCACAGGTGGTCAAGGTTGGTTCAAGAAGCCTCAAGCGATGATTGAAGCGTCTAAGCTCGCCAACAAAGTTTGTTGGATAGATACAGACTGCCATGTGCTTGGTAATCTTAGTGGTGTGTTTGATCTGATTGAACCAAACAAGCTCGCCATGGTTGAAGATGGTCCTTGGTCTAAGCGCAGACAAGAGGTGTGGCACAATACTGGGGTTGTAGCGTTTCAAGACCGTCCACCAATCCTTGATGAGTGGTTCAAAGCTGTTAAAGCTAATCCCGTGCAAGGTGACCAAGAAGTGCTGCATGCAATCCTGCGAAGAGACCTCAAGCGTCAAATAAACACAACATCACTACCAGCTGAATATAACTGGCTACGGTTGATGTTGCAAGATGGCTTAGACAGTAAAAAGAAGAAAGTGATGCATTGGACAGGTGCCAAAGGCAAAGAATATATTAAGGGTATTGTTAATGACTAGAATTGCTCATGTTATTGGAAATGGTGATAGCGCTTCAAAGTACAGTCCAGCTAAAGGTTTCAAGATTACTTGTAACTTGCCTCCGTTTGCTGTAGAGAATGTTTACGCTAGCTGTATAGTTGACTTCAAGATGATGAACGCTATCAAAGAAGGTAGTGTGGCTGTTCCAGGCGAATGGGTACTTGGTGCACGTCCTAAGAAGTTTATGGAGCTGAATCCACAATTCAATATGAAGTATGCTAGTCAGGTAAAAGAATACTATGACGTGCTGCCAAAGTATGCTGGTAACTACACCAACTTCAATTGTGGTCACATGGCTGTTCACTATTCGGCAAACAAGCTAAAGTGTGACGAGATTCATATGTACGGGTTTGACTCGATCTTTGACTTCAACCTTCGTAGTTCCAGCGACCTTTATTTAATAAGCGATAGAGAAGCAAACAATAGCCTTAGACTATCCAACAACTGGCGGCCGATCTGGCAAGAGATGTTCAAAGAGTTTCCCAACACCAAGTTTGTCCTTCATCACAAGCACAATCAGATCAAGTTTCCTGTCGGCAAAAATGTTGAGATCGTTACCAATTAACGGTTGACCTTCTAGACTTTCCCTGTATAATAAAACTGCGGTTGTTAGCGGGGTTGCATATACTATGCTCTATGATGTCGTCGGTGGAAACAAACACAAGCGTGATGTTGTGCACAAAGCAATGTCATACGCTATACATCTTGTGAAGATTCCAAATAACGTATGTGTGTTGATTGACTTTGTTCGATCTGGTAATCACGGTGTCATGCAAGACACCAAGACTCGATTCATAATGGAGATCAACACCACTGTCAGCCTAGCAGAGATTGCATACACGGTGTTCCACGAGATGAAACACGTTGAGCAGCTCACATCAGGTAAGTTGATCAATACACCAGATCGGCGCAGATTGTGGTTAGGTGAAGATCACACAGATACTGCGTACTTTGACTGCCCTTGGGAAATTGAAGCGTATAAATTTGAGAGAAGTGCAGATTTGATGTTGACTTCCATTGCAACTTGACTTATATTAGGGGCACAGAAGGAGAACAGCTATGGACATCCACACCGCTCTTGATATTGCTAAAGAAATGCGTAAGCTGTATGCTGCTGCTCAACTATATAATTACGACTCGAAAAAGCTGTTGCAGTTGATCTCTGAAATTGAACAGAAGTATCAAACTGCAGCTGATCAAATTGATATGCAAATGGCGGAGGCTGCTTGATGGATAATCTAATGCGTGATGAAATTGCTCGGTTGTATCCTGGCAATGTGTCTAGTGACTTTGAAGGTAATGTCCGTCGTGAGATCATCGATTGGATTTTGCTTACAACCACTTCCTTGACTGGTATGGACATGAAAGATGTAATTAAAATGTTTTGGAACGAAAGGCTAAACTGATGGCTGATAAAAATGTATCTGTTCAAGTGGGTCCTAACTTCTTAGGCCTGTTGACTATTGTATTCATTACGCTTAAGCTGACTGGATACATTGCGTGGTCGTGGTGGTGGGTTCTTTCTCCGCTGTGGCTAGGCTTTGTTGTAGTCATTGGTGTTATGGCTATTGTATTTCTTTTTGCCTTTCTTTGGGCTTGGGTAAATAAAAAATGAAGACTCTCGTAGCTGTCGCAATTCTGTTCGCAACATCTGCTTCTGCAGAGACTGTTCGTGCAACTGTCAAAGATCACTATGTGTGGCAGGATGTTAACACTCCTATCACGCAGACGTATTGTAAGCAGAAGTCTGGTGGTCAAGGTGCTCTCGAAGGTATGATCATTGGTGGTCTACTCGGTAAAGGCATCACTGGTGATGACCAAGGCGCTGCTGCTGGAGCAGTACTTGGTGGTGTGATTGGTGCTGATAATGCTGGTCGTAAGTGCTGGGAAGAGACTACATACCACACTGAAACGACTCAGGTCTACGACTACAGCACGATTACTTTTACCCAAGATGGCCAAACGTACACCATAGACTTTTATAAATAAGAACAATGCTTCCATAGCTCAACTGGATAGAGCAACGGATTTCTACTCCGCAGGTTGAGGGTTCGAGTCCTTCTGGGAGCACCAAATATTGCCCATGTAGGCCAAAGGTAGAGTCAGGAGACTTAAAATCTTCACAGTGTCGGTTCGAGTCCGACCATGGGCACCAATCTTCTAAGAGGTTTAAATGAGTAGCACAGATTACGCCGAACTTGCAGGATTGACTATCGCGTTGAGTCGTCTATCAC